CAGCGAGATTGACGGAGCGGCCTATTTCGCACTTGCATCGGAACTTGGGGATGGGTAGCATTCCAATCATAGGGTCGGGATTTCTCCCCCTGACACTGCGTTCCTCAACTAGCCTCGGCCTTGTGCCGAGGCGTTTTTTTATCTACCTTACACACATGAGCGTCTTGATCCGCATAGATGACAACATCCACGCCGAAAGCACCGATCTGGTGCTAGACTTCGTTGAAGCTATGGTCGAAGAGGGATTTGACGTTGAAGACCTTGTGGCCGCTATGCTTTGCTCGGTGGCCGCAATAATCGAAGCGCAAGAACTTGATAAGTCGGAGATGATGTGACCGATTTTCCCGCCTATAAAACCGTTTCGGTTGCAGACCTTGTGCCTTATGCGCGCAACAGCAGGACGCATAGTGATGCGCAAGTTGCAAAGCTCGCGGCGTCAATAAAGGAGTTTGGCTTCCTGAACCCCATCATCACGGACGGCGAAAACGGCATTGTTGCAGGGCATGGCCGCGTTATGGCGGCGCAAAAGCTAGGGCTTGAGGCGTTGCCTTGCATTGAGGCGGGACACCTGACGGAAGCGCAGAAGCGCGCCTACATCATCGCGGACAACCGCATGGCGCTTGATGCAGGGTGGGATAACGATCTGCTCAAGATCGAGTTGCAGGACTTGGACGCGCAGGGGTTTGACCTGTCTCTGACGGGGTTTGATATTGAGGAAGTCACGCAGCTATTCGATGAGCCTAACTTTGCACCCGGCACTGAGGATGAACAAGGCAAGCTAGACGAACTTGCACCCAAGATGGTGACTTGCCCGCATTGTGCCGCAGAATGGGATTTGCGAGAACATGGGCAAGCATGATCTACGCATAGACTGGGCCACGCATGAAGCGGCGAAGTATGCCTGCGTCAACTGGCATTATAGCGGGACAGTCCCGGCTGGGAAAACAGTAAAACTTGGTGCATGGGAGCGCGGTGTTTTTATTGGGTCTGTGATTTTTTCAAGAGGCAGCAACAAGTCGCTAGGATTGCAATTTGGATTAGGCGCGGATGAATGTGCAGAACTTGCGCGGGTCGCGCTTAGGCATCATGAATCCAGCGTCTCCCGCGTCCTTTCAGTTTGCATAAGGTTTCTCAAGTCACAGTCGCCAAGGCTTCGCATGATTGTGTCGTTTGCAGACACCAACCAAGGTCATCATGGCGGCATATATCAAGCGGGAAATTGGATTTACGCCGGGTATGGAACGCAAGATAAACGGTCGCGTCCCTACATTCGGGCCGGACTAGTTGCGCACTGGAGAACAGTAGCTGGTGAACTTTCGTCACGTCGGCTTCCGTCAACCGTGGAGGCGGCGCGGTCAATAGGTTGGAAGCCTCAAGATCAATCTCCAAAACACCGCTACCTCATGCCACTTGACGCAGAAATGCGTGAGCGTATCATGCCGCTAGCCAAACCATACCCCAAGCGTGCGAAGCAGGCGATGACCGACGACCAGTCGGCACAGCGGCAGGGCAGCACTGACCCGCACGCTCCAAAGGTTCACCATGCCCCGTAACCCCCACGAACCCACGCCGGAGCAGCGCCAGCTTGTGCAGCTTCACAGCACCATCGGCACGCCGCAAGATGACGTGGCGCGCATCATCGGCGTTGACGCCAAGACCCTTCGCAAGCACTACCGCGACGAACTGGACCTTGCGCACGCCAAGGCAAACGCAACGGTTGGCGGGGCTTTGTTTAACAAGGCCAAGTCAGGCGACACGGCTGCGATGATTTTCTGGATGAAAACACGCGCCGGGTGGCGTGAAAAGCAAGAGATTGACCACACCAGCAGCGACGGCAGCCTAGCCCCGCAACAGATCATAATTCGCGCCGCAGATGACAACCGCGACGATTGATTTACCGCCCAAGCTAGTCCCGATATTCTCACCGCCGCGCGGATCTGTTTCATACCGCGCATTGCATGGCGGGCGAGGCTCTGCAAAGTCATTCAGCGCGGCGCTTATGTGCGCAGTCTGGGGATATGCCGAGCGACTGCGTATTCTTTGCGTTCGAGAGTTTCAGGCCAGCATTAAGGAAAGTTTCCACGCCGAACTAAAAACCGCAATCGAAAGCACCCCGTGGCTTGCCGCGCATTACGATGTGGGCGTTGACTACATCAAAGGCGCAAACGGCACGGAGTTTATCTTTCGTGGCCTTCGCCGCAACGAACAGTCCATCAAATCGCTCGCCAAGATTGACTTAACCATTGTCGAAGAGGCAGAGGATATTCCCGAAAGCGGCTGGCTTGTGCTGGAAGCTACGGTTTTCCGACAGCCCAAGTCGGAGCTTTGGGCAATCTGGAATCCGCGCCTTGATGGCTCGCCTGTTGATAAGCGTTTCAGAAAAAGTCCGCCAGATGGCGCATTGATTGCCGAGGTCAACTGGTCTGACAATCCGTTCTTTCCGCCCGGCCTAGAGACCTTACGACAGCGCGAACAGGAACGGCTTGATCCCGCCACCTATGCCCACGTTTGGGAAGGCGCGTATCTTGAAAACAGTGACGCGCAGGTATTCGCCCGCAAGGTCGAGGTGCACAGCTTTGAACCTAACCCGCGCGAAGACGCATGGCGCGGGCCATTCTACGGAGGTGACTTTGGCTTTTCACAAGACCCGACATCAGCGGTGGAAGTTTGGATCAACGGGGCAGAAGTCTTTATCAGGCGCGAAGCATTCAAAACGGGCTTGGAACTGGACGATACCGCGCCGTTTGTTACTGCCGCGATACCGGGCTTTGAGCGCGAAATAAGCCGCTGGGATAGCGCAAGGCCGGAAAGCATATCCCACCTGCAAAGGCATGGCTTGCCGCGCGCGCAGGCCGTCAGCAAGTGGGCTGGCAGCGTCGAGGACGGCATCGCGTTCCTGCGTTCATTCCGCATGATTGTTATTCACCCGGAATGTGTTAATATGCAGCGCGAGGCTCGGCTGTATAGTTACAAGGTGAATGATAACGGCGATGTCACGTCGAAAGTCATTGACGCTCACAATCACGGCTGGGATGCGGTCAGATATGCGTTGCAGCCTCAGATCGGCGGCGGGGCAGGCGAAATTTTCGGAGTGCTTTAATGGCATGGCCTTTTACGCGGAAACGCGAGACTGAGACAAAAGAGCACCCGAACGGGGCAGCATTTATGATCGGCGGCGGCGAAAGCTGGTCGCGCAAAGATCAACGGTCGCAATACATCTCGGAAGGCTATCAGCTAAACGTCATCGTCTACCGGGCAATCCAAGAGATCGTCAAAGCCGCCGCATCACTTGAGATTGAACTATACGGCGCAAACGGCGACAAGATCGACGCGCACCCGGCGCTTGATCTTTTGGCCAAGCCCGCGCCGACAATGACGTGGCAAAGCTGGCTTTCCGAGATGCTGGTCAATCGGATGCTGCTGGGCGAAATGGCGTGCGTGTCTGCAAACGAAACCGGCCCGCCTGTTGAGTTGTGGCCGCTTAACCCGATGCACATCTCGGTTATGCCGGGTCGTGGCGGCATTCCATCGGCCTACGTTCATGAGATTAACAAGGCCAAAAAGTCATTTGCCGTGGACCCTGTAACCGGTCAATCGCAGATGCTGTTCAGCAAGACCTACAATCCCGGCAACTATTGGCGCGGGCAATCGCCCCTCATGGCGGCTGCGCTGGCCGGTGATACGCATAACGCCGGAATGCAATGGAACTACAGCCTATTGAAGAACAGCGCGCGCCCTAGCGGGTTGATCCGGTTCAAGCAAGGTTATCCGGGCGGCGAAACCATCCAGCGGATGCGCGAGTATTTCAAGGCTCGCATGCAGGGCAGTCAGAACGCAGGCGAAATACCAATGCTGTCGGACGATGCGGAATGGGTCAGCCTTTCGCAAACGGCCCGCGACATGGACTTTCTCAAGACCATGCAGGAAACGGCGAAGTATGTTGCGTCTGCTTTGGGCGTTCCCTTGCCCTTGATCGACAACGACGCCAGCACGTTTAACAATCTGGAGCAGGCCAAAGAGCGGTTATACACCGACACCGTGATACCGCTATTTAAGGAATTGCTCGCAGACCTTAATAACTGGCTTATGCCGCGTTTCGGGCAGGGATTGGAACTGCGCGTTGATATGGACGCAATCCCGGCGCTTGAAGGGCTGCGCGAGCGCATGTTTAACCGTGCAGTCGTGGCGTATGAGAAGGGCGTGCTGACCCTGCAAGAGGCGCGTGTGCTCATGGGATACGAGCCGCAAGCTGAAGGCGAGTTTAGGCCCATGTCCGGCGTTCTGCCCGATTTGCCGCAGGACGACATTAAGGCGCTTGCATATGGCTTGGGTGACTTTGAGGTGAAGGCTGACAGCTACGCTCCGAACGATGGCATGAAAGAGGAAGCCAAGCGCGGACTTGAATGGCGTCAAGAGTTTAACCGAGGCGGGACTGAGGTAGGTGTTGCGCGAGCGCGTGACATATCCAATGGCAAAAACTTAAGCGCCGATACCGTCAAGCGGATGAATAGCTTTTTTGCGCGGCATGAAGTGGACAAGCAAGGCGAAGGTTGGTCACCCGGCGAAGACGGATACCCAAGTGCCGGACGTATAGCTCACGCATTGTGGGGCGGAGATCCGGGAAAAGCGTGGGCCGCAAAAATAATGAGGCAAATGGATGCTGACGAATGAGTTACCTAACACGGCGCTTCTCTCTATTTTTTGCACATTGCTTGCACCGCAGCCTTGTTGATCCATTGGGGCGGGTGCGGGGGCAAGTGTAATGCCCCGCAAGCCTGCATTCATAAGCCATAGCCGCGAGCGCGAAGCGCAGGTCCAATCGCGAATGCTTGACGTTCTGGAACGTCGCTTTCGTCGTCAGATTGCCGATGCAATTACGCAGGAAAGCGATGAAATTCTGACAGGCTATCGCAGGCTTGGCTATGTGCCTCCGCCAACCGATCAAGCGGCGCGGCGCTTTCGGGATATTTACAGATCGCTTGCCTTGGCATCTGCCCGCACATTCGGGGCGCGCATCATCACCGCAGGCAAGGCGGCAGGCCACAATATCGAAACCAAACAAGAGGAAGGCGGTTTCGCGGCATTCTTTCGCGCCTTGGCAAACGCATGGATTAACTTAGAGCCGATCCGCCGCCGCATCACTAGCGTGACGGAAACAACGCGCAATCAGATCGTCAATCAAGTGGCACAAGGTCAGGATGAAGGCTTGGGCGTTGACGCAATAGCCAAGCGCATACAAGACCGCCTGCCAGCTATCAGCCGCCAGCGTGGTGCATTGATTGCCCGCACCGAAACGCACGGCGCTGCAAACTACTCTATGCATGAAACCGCCAAAAGCACCGGGCTTGAATTGGTTAAGGAATGGGTTTCGAGCGAAGATGGCCGCACGCGCGCCATATCACGCGATGATCAGTTTGATCACTTGGCTATGGATGGCCAGACACGCGAGATGGATGAACCGTTTGACATGCCGTGGATTGGCGGCGGTGGCGAACCGCTTAAAATCCAGTATCCCGGAGAGGCTGGAAAACCGGGTGGGGCGGTTATCAATTGCCGCTGCGCCGTAACTCATGATGTGAAAGAACCAGAATAGTCTGCACCACTTTGCAAGTTTGCAAAAGGTGTGTTATAAGTTTGCAAAGGCCGCTGTGAAGCGCCCGATGCCCTTAGATGGAGTTTTACATGCCGATACCAAAGGCAGGCGAAACGCGAGCCGATTGGATCAAGCGTTGCATGGGCGATGCTGAACAGTCGCGCGACTTCCCAGAACTAGATCAACGCTTTGCCGTCTGCGCTTCCAAGTGGGGCGCAAAGGATGCTGGGCAGGTTTTGGAAACCAAGCTGGCCACGCTGGAAATTAAGGCTGACGGCGAGGACGACGACTATCTGACAATTTCAGGCTATGGCGCTGTGTTCGGCAACATGGACGGCGGCGGCGACATTATCATGCCGGGCGCGTTCAAAGAGTGCATGGCCAAGGGGCGCAAGCCCAAGATGCTTTGGCAGCATGACGCTTCTATGCCGATCGGGGCATGGGATGAAATGCGCGAGGATGAAAACGGCCTTTATATGAAGGGCCGCATTTCTAAGCGTGCATCCAAGGGCGCTGAGATTGCCGAGCTGGTCAAGATGGGCGCTATTGAAGGACTGTCCATTGGCTATCGCACGCAAGAATACGAAATGGACATGGACAACGGCGCACGCAAGCTGACCAAGCTGGATTTGTGGGAAACGTCCGTTGTCACATTCCCCATGAATGAACTGGCCAACATCTACGCGATGAAGTCAGACGAAATCACAGAGCGCGACTTAGAGCGCGCTTTCCGAGATATGGGCCATTCCCGGCGCATGGCCAAGGCTATGGCGGGTGGCGCATTTAAGGCACGGGCTGAGGTTCTGCGAGACGCAGACGACACGCTCGCACCTGAGAAGGTTCAACGGGACGTTGACGAACTCAAAGCACTTTTGACCGAAACACTGCAAACTATAGGAGGACGCAATGTCTGATTTTGCAGAAATCAAAGGGCTTGTTGAGAAGATCAACCCGACCCTGACCGAACTGCGCGGCGAGATTGACGCGCTGAAGGCATCGGCACCAAAAGACGTGGTGACCGAAGAAAAGCACCAGAAGATGGCTGACGACATTACCGCAAAAATGGCGGAAATGCAGAAGTCACAAGCCAAGCTGGAAGCGACCATCAATCGTCCCGGCGCTGACGGCGACGCCAAAGGCATGGATGCTGAACTGGAATCCAAGCACCGCGCGGCATTCAAGCAGTATATGGTCAACGGCACTCTGCCCGAAGGCTTTAAGGCCGGTTCGGAGGGCGTTGAACTCAAGGCTATGTCCACTGACGTGAACCCTGACGGCGGTTATCTGGTTCGTCCTGAACTGTCCGACATGATCATGACCCGCGTGTTTGAAACGTCGCCTCTGCGTGCCGTTGCAAACGTCGAGCAAACTGGCGCAAAGTCCATCGACATTCTGATCGACGATCAGGAAGCATCGGCCCGCTGGGTTGGCGAAGGCGCATCGGGCGGTCAGACTGACACACCGCAGCTTGGCCAGAAGTCGCTTGTCGCGCACAAGATCGAAGCCGATCCGCGCATGACGACCGAGATGATCGAGGATAGCTACCTTGACGTTGAGGCATGGCTTGGCCGCAAAGTGGCGGACAAGTTTGCACGCACGCAAAACACTGCGTTTGTGACTGGCACTGGCGTAGGCCAGCCGCGCGGTTTTCTGACCTATCCGGCTCAGGCAACGTCCGGCACCTACGAGCGTGGCGCGATCAATCAGGTGAACATGGGCGCGGCTGCGGCTCTGGATGCTGACGGTCTTATCTCGGTGCAAAACGCGCTGAAAGAAGACTATCAGGCCGGTGCAGTCTGGGGCATGAAGCGCGCGACATTTGGGGCGGCTCTGCAACTGAAAGGTGCTGACAACTACTTCTTCAGCCCGGTCTTGTTGCGCGACGGTCAAGCGACCATGCAGCTTCTCGGCAAGCCTGTTGTCTTTATGGATGACATGCCCGCCGTCGCTGCAAACGCTCTGAGCGTTGTCTATGCCGACTTCGCAACGGCTTACACGATCTTGGATCGCGTCGGTCTGCAAGTTCTGCGTGACCCCTACACCAACAAGGGCTTCGTGACCTACTACACGACCCAGCGTGTCGGCGGTGACGTGACGAGCTTTGATGCAATCGCCATCGGCAAAGTCGCCGCGTGAGCCTGAAACAGGAAAGGAACTGACACATGGCTAAGTTTGACATGCGATAACGCTGAATACGCGATTGCACTCTCTGCAACGCTATCCGGCGTAACACCAGCCGCAGGCGGCGCAATTGACATGCAGGGTTGGGAGGGTCTGACCTTCACTGTGTCAACAGGCACCGTCACAGACGCAGGCACGGTTTCAGGCTTCTCTTTTGAGGTGCAGGAAAGTGACGCACAGGACAGCGGCTATACCGCTGTTGCTGATGCCGATCTGATTGGCCTTGAAAGCGCCTTGACCGTGACCGACGACACTGACGATAATGTTCTTGTCGGCTCTATCGGCTATCGCGGTGAAAAGCGGTATGTGCGGGTTGTTGCTACAGGTACAACAGGCACAGACGCAGCCGTAACCGTCCATGCCCGCAAGGACAAGGGCGCGGTTATGGGCACTGCAACGGTGCAGGCGGCTTTGGCTTCCAGCTAAAGCACACCTGATCTTAGCGAGGGGCTGGCAACGGCTGGCCCCTTTCATAAGGACAGGGGTTTACGCCATGGCAGAAAATCACGAGATTGCGAATGATTGGAGTGGGTTTGTCCAGCTTCCTAATAGTGTTTCTACCTCTGACGAATTTTTAATCCACCGAAGTGGGCAGATTTTTCGTGCTACGGCGGAAAGTGTGGCGAGCGGGACTTTAGGGCAGCAAGCAATAGAAACAGGCCCAGCCTCGGACCAAGCGGTTGAAGATGGCAATGTTGACGTGCTCAACTTTAGCACACCATCCTTTACTACTGGCCCGCAAGATTTTTCTGTTTCTTCTGGCAGGGTGCAAGTGTTTAAGCCGGGGATTTACGCTGTTTCGTCTGGCGCAATCGTGGAGGCGTCTGGTGCGGCCATTACAAACGCTACATTAGTATTGACTAAAAACGCCACTATTTTTAGTGCAATAAATAGAAGTGAAACGATTGCATCTTCAGCAAACAGCCCTCTCAATGCGTTTGGCTTGATTAGAATAAATGCTGGTGACATTGTGGACGCAAGAATTTCTATTGTTCAAGCTGGGGTTCTTGTGTCTGGCATTATCCGCGCTACCGCAACTGTTGTCGGGCTTTCTGCGGCCCAGATTAACAGATTAAGTATTGTTAGGGTTGGTTGATATGACGCCCGTAAAAATTCTGCGCAACTTCCCTATTTCGCCAGACGGTATCCGCGTTGAAACGTGGGCGGCTGGATCGACACGTGATGTAGATGACGCGACGCTTGCTTTGTTGATTAGCGAGGGCGCTTGTGAAATTGTAGAAGTGAAGGCATATACCGCCGCGCCTGAAAACAAGTCGCGCAAGCCACGAAAGGCCCGCAAATGAGGTTCAACCGCAAGTCTGTTTATGTAACGGCGTCAGACGATACCCCCGCCATTTCCCTTGCGGATATGAAGGGCTACCTGCGCGTTGACGGCACGGCAGATGATGCGCAGATCACGGCCTATATCGCCACCGCCACGGAAGC